TGCTTTGTTGATCAGTGCTGGATTAGATACTGATAAACAAAGGCGTGCTACAGTTAATGCTGGTGATAAATTTATGTCCAATTGGACATCAGATAAACTAGTTATGATTGTAGATGATGTTGGCAATACGAAAGCAGATTTTGTAGAACAATCACCTTTACGTTTATTGATTGATGTTGCTAATAATCAGATGGCATATGCCGCAAAGGCAGATTTGTCAGATAAAGGGAAAGTTTTTATATCTCCTGAGATTTTAGCAGTCACAACAAATGTAAAGAATTTGAATGCTTATCAATATTCAGCTAATCCATATTCAGTACAGCGTAGGTTTATTTGTATTACGGTAGAAGTACATCCTGATTTTAGGAATTGCAATGGAACATTGGATTCTGAGAAAGTTAAGGAATATCAGATGCGTGAAAATCCACAATTCGATGATATATGGCAATTGACAATAGAAGAAGCTGTTAAACCACATGAAGAAACATCTATAGCGACTTATCGTAAGATATTTTGGAATGGACAGTTTTTGGACAAAGTTAATTTCCAGACAGCATTGAATTATTTGATTGAAAATTTTCATAAGCATAGGGATATCCAACATCATTTGGTTGATACAGCGCGAGCACGCCAGAAGAAGTTGAATCTTTGTGGTATTGATGGTTGCAAGCAAATTAGTGGATTTTGTATTCATCATAAATGCTTGGATGCGCATTTTGGACTTTTACCAAGTATTACGAGTAGTTTTGGGTATTTGGGTAGTTCTTTAATAAATGATTTTAGATATGTGATGCAAGATTTTGACTCACTTAGTGGGAAGTTATTGCGTTATTATGGAAGATCATTAATGAAGAAGCATTCCTTTTATCCTTTAATACCTACAGATTGGCTTGGTAATAGATATGTTCGGCAATTGTTGATGCTTATCGATAATAGACGATTTAAGAAGTTAGCATTTAGATATCTGTTAATAACAGCTTTTTGTATCATTTCATTTTTGTATAGTGTATATATCTGCGTGTTTAATGAATGGAATGACGCTGTTTTTGGTATTACAATGTTACTTGCTTTGTTAGTTTATATTAGGATTTGTTCTTTTAATGAGTGTGTAAAACAATCTTTTATTGAATCCGTGTATAGGAGAAACGCTATATCACCAATGCTTGATGAGTATAGGAATATATTAGTCAAAGGAGCAATTGGTGTTAGTGTATCTTATGCAGCTGTGTATGGAATTGTTAAGATTTTGCGCACTTTTAAGAAAGAACTTAAACCTATATTGAGCCAAGGATCATTGGCGCCGACAACTATTGAGGATGTACAACAACGAGATTCTGAGGAAAGCCCATGGTGTGATATTGTTAAGAGGCATTTACCAATTTGTAAGAAAGCACAGACATCCACCTGTAATGATTTGACAAACAATGTGTTGAAGAATTTAACATATGTTAAGATTACGGGACCAGATGGTAAAGCTTATTTTGCAAATTCATTGTTTTTACGATCAAACGTTGCAGTAATACCAAAGCATTATTTTGATCGTATTGGTGATAGCCTTCTGTGTGAATTTAGGAAGAAATTGCCCAAACAAAATGGGGGTAAGTTCTTTGCCGAAATTGATTTGAAATATTCATACCATGTACCACTTACTGATTTAGTTATTTGTTATGTTGGCTCTGGAGGTTCTTTTAAAAATTTGACTGATTATTTTCCTATGGATACAATGCGTGCTGTGCCGTTTAAATGGTTATGGCGCGATGAAACAGGAGAAATAACAGATAGTGTAGGAAGAACACATCCAGAAAGAGTTAAGACAACAAATTTTTACTATGATGGTGGTACATACGATTTGACGATACCAACGAAGTTTGGACATTGTGGGGCACCTTTAGTATCTAATACACGAGGTAATTGTATTGTGGGGTTCCATTTAGGTGGAGTCACTGGTACACCTCGTGGTGGTTATGGTATTCTGAAAAGACAACAAATTCTTGAAGCTTTGGAAGTTTTAAGCAGGCAAGAAGGTGTTGTTTTGACAGGTACGGCAGAAAAGTTTGAAACAGAAGTACTTGGTACACAAGTATTGGATGAACAAGCTGCTTTGCCTGTAAAGAGTGCCCTTAATTATATGCCAGAAGAATCTCAAGTTGAGTATTACGGACGCTGTGGTCCGACATCCACTTTCAAGAGTGATGTTGCAAAATTGCCAATTTCAGATACAATTGCAGAGATTTGTGGGGCCCCTAATATATATAGGGGCCCTGTTGAGAGTCCTGCTTGGTTTGGTTGGCAAAAATGTTTGGAGGGGATGTCGCATCCCGCTCTACCATTTAAGCAACATATACTTGCGAAAGCCATTTTGGATTATAAATTACCATTAATTAAGATTATTAGGAGTACAATGTGGAATGATTGTGCTCCTTTGACACTGGAAGAAAATATGAATGGAATTCCAGGTAAAAGATTTATTGATGGTATTAAAATGGACACAGCAATAGGGTTTCCTTTGACAGGAAAGAAGAAGTCCTTCTTAGCAAAGGAAGAAGTGACTGTGGATGGGTTAGTAAAACGTGAATTTACTAAAGAAATATACGATGAAATTGATCGCTGCGAGAATTGTTATAGGGCAGGACAGAGAGCTTACCCTATTGCAAAAGCTTGCAAGAAAGATGAAGTTTTAGCAAAAGAGAAATGTCGCATCTTTTACGGAAACGCTATTTCATTGACATATTTGATTAGGAAATATTACTTACCCATTTTACGTGTGTTGCAGATGAATCCACTTGTTTCAGAGTGTGCTGTTGGTATAAATTGTCATGGCCCTGAATGGGAGGAGATGCATAATCACGTTTTAAAGCATGGAAAGGATAGAATTATTGGTGGTGACTATGGAAGTTACGATCAAAAGATTCCTTCCCAATTGCTGATTGCAGCACTGAGGATTCTTATCGATTTGGCCTCTGAGTGTAATTACTCAAGAGAGGATATCGATATTATGAAAGCAATGGTTGGAGATATTGTATTTTCTGTTATTGCTTTCGATGGGGCACTGATTGGTTTAACAAGAGGTGCCCACATTAGTGGGAATTCGTTAACAGTTGTTTTAAATGGTATTGTTGGATCATTAGGAATGAGATGTTTCTATTACACGGTACATGACACACCACCTCCTTTTAGAGAGAGAGTGAGTGTTATCACATACGGTGATGATAATATTGGATCAACACATCCTGATGAAGACAAATTTACCATTAAAAATTTATCACATTTTCTTGGAATGTATGGTCAGATTTATACCATGCCAGACAAGAACAGTGAGTTAACGGATTATCTGGATTATGAAGATTTTGAATTCCTTAAGAGGAAGAGTATTTATATTCCAGAGATTGGGCAACATGTAGGTGCTTTGGTTGAAAAGTCAATTTTTAAATCACTGCATATGCATTTGTATCCTCAGGGACATCCACTATCTGAGGAAGAGTGTAGTGCTTTGAATATAGATGGGGCCTTACGTGAATGGTTTAATCACGGTAAGGATGTTTATGAAGCACGACGCTCCCAAATGAGGGAGGTTGCACGGCGTTGCGAAATTGATCATATTTGCACAATGTTGGATTGTACGTACGGTGATATGGTCAATAAATGGATAAAGACGTACAAAGGTGCGGAGCAGCCTTAAATGCCGCCCCGGTGTCCCTCGGGGTTC